GTTCTGCTGAAAGAACAGATCGTACGTGCGCTGATAATTCTGCGGAAGCACGAAGGGGCCGAAGTTATTGGCCTGTACCGTGATTGATTCGTTCTTTCGATTGATTTTCAGATCACGGTGCAGCCAAAGATCCTCCAGAGTCATGTTCAGGAATTGTCCGCCCTGACTCAGAAAGCCCGGACACTTGGCGATAGTGCATGCCAGATTGACAATCTGCTGACTCTGGAGGTAAGCCATTACGCGACCTTTTTCACGGCTTCGATCTTCTTTTTGCCTTTCTCGATTTCATCGGTGATGTTCTTGATGATAATCGGATAGTTCTTAAGATTGGCAGTTTCCGCACTCGGCAACGCCTTGCGCTTCTGCTTTTCGAGCAGATCGACGTAGGCCAGGCGCATCTCTTCCAGCTTGCGCTCAAGCTGGATGATCTGCTCTTCCAGTACTGGGACTTCGAGCGCGCGTTGCTGACGAGTCAGCGACTCGCGACAAAGGTCCATGCGCTCGTCGAGCGATTCTTTCGATTCATCGGCGTACAGATAGCCGCTGATCGACATGGAAGCGCCATTCGGGCCCGGAAGGTTGATCTGGAAGTTACCGAGAACGGGAGTTGTCTTTTCCATGTTTCCTCTTATCGACGACGGCCTTCGCCGCGCAGAATGCGTTCCTGCGCAACCTTGTAGACGTTTTCGTTGTTGCCCTGGATATTGTTCTCGTGGTCCCACGTGCGCGCCACGATTTCCTTGATGGAGCGCAGAAGGTCCGTCTCGAACTCGTAAGTCGAACCGTGGTAGTACGGAACGCCGTTGATCTTGACTTCCGTTCCGCCGCACGGTGCGAGATCAATACGATACCACCACAGATCCTTTCCGGCTTCCGTCTTGCGGGAGAACCGTTCAGTCACATTCGTGGTGAACATCGACGACTGGGCTTGCGCGGAGAGGCGCGCGGATTCTTCTTCCGCAATCGCCTTTCCGGCCTGAGAGCGCGCAAGTTGAGCCTCAAGCGCCTTGATGCGCGCTTTCAGATCCTCCGGAGATTCAGCCTTTGCGGGTTGTTCAATCGGTTCATCGTTGTCTTCAAAAACCCCGCCATCGGGCGGGGTGTTAGGGGTACGCGGGGGCATTTACGCTCCTGATTACGGGGTTGTCACAGTACCAGCGGAGAACGTCGTGCTGAACGCGGAACCGGCTTCAACGCGGGCAAGAAACGCCTGGTTGAGGATAATACTTCCATAAAATACTTTCCATGATACGACGCGAGTCTGGTTCAGCGGGTCCGACTTGTCCGGCCCGGTCAGGTAATGGAACTCAGGATTTTCGAGCAGCACCTGACCGTACGAGTGGTTGCCGATATAGATAGTCGGGAACACTGAAACGCCCGTTGCCGGAGCGGCCGGCGGCGTTTGCGCTACACCAATGCCCGTGAGCGTCACGGTCTGGTTCGGCAGAAGCTGCGTTGCCTGACCAGCGAGGGGGCCGGTGACCGGGACGCCGAGGCCGATGGCCGTGGCGAGGTTCGACGGCGTGGCCGACGTGCCGATGTAGATATTGAACACGTAGCCGGCAAGCTGCGGCAGTACGACGCTGATCGAGCCCGTGGGGCCGGTGACGCTGATCGCGTTCGACACCTGGTAAATCTGCTGCTCAACCGAAGTTTGGGCCGGCGAAGCGGTCACGATGATCTGGTAACCGGCGTTCGTCGCGAGCGTGCCACCCGAAGTCGAGGCCGTTCCCTGAATCGCGGCATTGCCGACGAAGAAGGGAATCATGTTCGACTCGACGAAGCGCGTACCGCCGAAGGGGCCGAGCTCGTTGTTGTACAGGCGGTTGATGTCGCTGTACGACCACGCGTTAGCCACGGTCGTGTTCTCGCGCATGTCCTGCGCCGACAGCGGATGAATCAGGCCGATGTAGTGCTGCATCACGGCCGGCGACTTCGACGGATCGCGATACGCGCCCGCTTCGATCATCATGTCTTCCCGCTCGTCGCCCATGAAGCGAGGAACGCCGTAGGTCAGGAACGTGCCTACGATACGATTGTTCTCATGCGGCGTCATGACATCGGTTGCAATCAGGTTGGCGCGCGACGTTTTGCCGTTGGCGTAGTTCACCTGCGTGGCCGCCATCAACGTATTCATCGTGTTGCGCTCCAGCGTTTCCGGCAGTTGCAGCGCGACCAGTTCGCAGGCCTGCTGGAAGAGCGGATGCTTGATGGTCAGGTTCGCCACGTCGGTGATGATAACGCGGTCACCCCATTGCTGCGCGGTAGCGGAGACCTGTTGCAGCGCCATCGCTTCGCCGGGAGGCGCTACGCCTTCCTGCAACGGCGCGAAAGGCAACGGCAAACGCTGGTAGCGCGATGCCGTGTAGGTCGTGCCTCGATTCGTATCGAGCTTGAGCGGCTTTCCGAACTGGTACGCGACCAGTTGGCGGCGCGCGAGCGGTTCAACTTCTTCCTGAATGTACGCTTCAACGTCCGCCGTAAAACTGGTGGACTGGTTTGTCACGCCGGGGAACAGCGAGGCCCACATGAGGCCCAGTTTCTTGAGGTAGGACATGGTTTCCTCTCGTGGTTAAATATTCTGATTCTCAAGACGCGCTCTACGCTTGTCCTGATCAGTCGTGGGCCGACCCCGGCCTGGTACGTCGCTCCGAACCCCCGGAGACCTGCCGCGCGGCACGTCCGGCGCTTTCGATGCCGGTTTTGCCTTCGCTTTAAGCTTGCCTTCCGCGATATCCTTGCCGAGCAGGTAGAAGTAGACCGCCTCGCGCGACGCGTTGCGCCCTTGATTCCGCTCCTGCTGTATCGCTTCTTCCACGCGGTCCGCGTACTTCGCGCGTCGCGGATCGGTCGTGTTCTTCGACTCGAACCGCGTACGGTCGATCATGTCGGCCGCTTCGAGTCTTGCCTGACGCGCTTCGGCCTTCGCTTCGCGCAGTGTGCGGTTTGACTGGATCTGCCAGCGCTCAAGCTCCGTCGTTTCCGGATTGCGGAGACGCTCTTCTTCCCGCTGGAACTCACTGTCTACCGTGGGCTGGCGTGCTGCGGCTTCTGCCGCCAGGCGGCCGCGCCTTTCGACTTCAGCTTCCAGCCTAGCCAGGCGCTCACCAGAATCGTCGTGACGCGCGGCGGTGCGTGGAGGAGGATCGTCAGGCAGATCAAGGTCGAGATCAAGATCAGGATCGCCACTATCGGGATCAGGTGTGTCAGGATCGTCAGGAGGATCAACATTATCGTCATCGCCGTCAATCCCCGGGAATAGAAGGCCGAGCAGCTTTTTGAGCAGCTTTTTAAGCAGCTTGTTCATTGTTGTTCCTTACGTTGCGTCGCCAGCGCCGACATTCTGGATGGTCGCCGTAGGAGTCGCGCCTGTGGCCGTGATCTGAATCACGAAGTCGCGCCACACGGTAGTGGCGACCGTCATCGTGCCATTTAACGTCCAGCCAGTGTTGGTCGTGACGGTAGCAGTAAAGCCGGTGGCGTTAATGATGCGAAGGTTGGTCGTTGACCCGACTACCGCTTGCTGCGGAGTCATCGTCGAAAGGAGCGTAGCTACAGTCGGCAGAGTAACCGCCGCCGCGCCGGTGAGGGACAGGGCGAGAAAGGTATTCTCCGCCGCCATGACCTGCTGCTGCGTGGCGGTAAAAGCACCCGTGTGCGTGTCGAGGTTGTATGCCGTCGCCGGCCACGGGTTGACCGAAATCAGCGCATTGATCAGGCCGACCTGATCAGGCATGGAGCCGTTGTCAGCGATAACAGGAGTCTGGCCCTGGATCGCGGGGAAAAGAGCGCCGATCACTTCGGCCAGTTTGAGTTTTCGCACGATAAGCTCCTGTATAGGCTTTCGCCGGTTATATGCGATTGTTACAAAAAAGTCAATAAAGCCTGGATATCGTAAGCCAGTTGGCGGCGGCGGCCCCGTCTAGCGTCAACGTCGCCGCTGTGCTCTGGAAAATCGATACCGTTATCGTCTGGCCTGAAGTCACGTTGAGAACTGTGGCGCAAGTCGCCTGGCAGGTAGTGGCCACGTTAGACTGATACGTTACGCCCGCTT